GATGATGTCCTCAGCGAGCGTGCCATTGCGGATGTGTTTTTCCGCAATGGTGAGCGTGGTTTCAGCGATGAGCAGATGGCGAAAATTCGCAACACGATGTCCACCACCACGGGATCTGAGGGTGGCTACACCGTGCAATCCGAGGTGGCAAAATCTATCGTCGATACGATGAAAGACTATTCTGGCGTGCGCCAGGTTGCCACGGTCATCAAGATGGCCTCAGGCGCTTCGTTGTCATATCCGTCGACTGATGGCACCTCTGAGGAAGGCGAGCAGATTGATGAGAACACTACTGCAACCGATGCCGATCTCAGCTTTGGTACCGTTCCACTCAATGTCTATAAGTACAGTTCAAAGGTCGTCACGGTGCCCATTGAGCTGCTCATGGATTCGCAAATTGATGTCGAGGCTTTGGTGCGCAAGCGCTTTGCTGAGCGTCTGGGTCGGATTACAAACAAGAAATTCACTATCGGTACCGGCACAGCGGAGCCAAAAGGCATCACTGTTGCTGCCAGCGTTGGAAAAACTGGCACCACTGGCCAGACGCTGACAATCATCCATGATGATTTGGTGGATCTCATTGAGTCCGTCGATGAAGCCTATCTGCTGTCTGGCGAATCGAAATTCATGATGGCGCAATCCATGCGCAAGGTGATCCGCAAGTTGAAAGACTCTGCGGGCCGGCCGCTGTGGAGCCCGGGCTATGAGCTTGGCATTGCAGCAAAAATGCCGGATTTGTTGATGGGTCATGGTATCCAGATCAACAACAACATGCCTGCGCCTGGCGCCAACAACAAGAGCCTTGCGTTCGGCAATTTCAGCAAGTATGTCGTGCGCGATGTGCTTGAGATGAGCCTGTTCCGCTTCGCTGATTCTGCCTACATCAAGAAAGGCCAAATCGGCTTTCTTGCCTGGGCTCGCTGCGGCGGCAATCTGGTCGATACAGCGGCCGTCAAGTTGTACGCACATTCAGCCACCTGATTGCAGGTGGTTGTTCCCTGTTGTTTCACTCCTAAGGTCACGGCCCTCTTCGCGAGGGCCGTTCTTTTTTCCGGGGTTTGTTTATGTCGAAATTAAAAAACGGCATCAAGAATTTATTGGGCGCTGGCGCTGCGGCTGTCAGTGGCTCAACCACTGTACGCATGCTGGCGGACCATCCCGTGGATGGCAAGGCTTACAAGGCTAACCAGGTGGTGATTTTGCCCGCGAGCATCGCGAAAGATCTTTGTGCGCTGGGCGTCGCTGATGCAGATCCTGCGGCTGTTGAGTATTGCATTCAGGAGCTCAAAGCGTCTCCTGTTGAACATGCGGGTGTCTGATGCGCTGTGTTCGTATCACGCAGCCAGAGGCTGAGCCTGTCACGATTGATGAGGTGTTGGTCCAGGCAAAAATTGATCACAACGATGAGGATGATCTTGTTGCGGGATTGATTTCGCGCACGCGTGAGTTTGTTGAGGATTATTGCGGTATTGCGATCATGGCGTCGGATTGGCGTCTGACGCTGAATGGTTTTTATGAGAAGGGCGGTGGCATTATTGAGTTGCCCCGCCCGCCTTTGGTGGATGTGATCCAAGTTTCGTATGTTGATACGGCTGGTGTCCAGCAAGATGTTGCAATTGTGGATAACTCCTTTGCGCGCATTGCGGATGCGGGTTTGTTGTCATGCATTAGTCCTGCGATTAATTCCACATGGCCTGCGACGGCAAATGTACCTGGCTCTGTGCAGGTGGATTACACAGCCGGTTACGCGGATCCGGAAGATGTGCCTGGCGTTTTAAAGCACGCCATTATTTTGTTGTGCGCCCAGTATCACAAAAACCGAGAAGCTATTTTGATTGGTGGCAGTGCAATGACAATGCCTTTTGGTGTTGATGCGTTATTGCGGGCGCACAAAGTTCCGGTGATCTGTTAATGGATTACAACACTTTTGGCGCCGGGAAGTTGAAACACCGCGTGACCATCCGTGAGTGGCAGGATCTGCCTGATGTTGGGTTTGGTGCAACGCCCAGCTATTCCAACGGCAATCAGGTTTGGGCTGCTCATATGCCGATGGGAGCTGGCACTATTTTGGCAAGCCAACAAATTGGCGAAAAAATTACAGATCGGTTTGTGGTGCGCTGGCGTCGCAATGTGATTGAAGCCCGACTGATCAGCATGCGGCATGTCGTTGAAAAGGATGGAATACGGTATCGCGTGAAGTCATCTTCGCCGCTGGATGGTGGTCAGGATTTTGTAGTGATCGATACTGAGATGCTGGGGCCAATCGCGTGACTTTAATTATCAGAGCGAATCTGCAGGGCCGTCGTCAGATCGATTTTGATAAGAAAAAAGTACGAAAGGCCATGCGCAAAGTTGGCCGCGATGTGAGGGCAGAGGCGCGTCGCCTGGTTGCGCGGCAGGCTATTTTTATGCCAATAGGGAGCAGTTTGTCGGTGTCCTATGAAGGCAGTAAGGCTGGTGAATATCCGGCAAGAAATACCGGAAAGATGCAGGAGTCGATAAAAGAGAAAGTATCGCGCAGCGGTTTTGCTGTATCCATTTCGCCGCAGCGCGATCAGTTTGAGCGAGATGATTATTACCCCGCAATGCTGTATTACGGTGTTAAGGGAAAGTCTGGGTATCGAATTGCGCCACGCAAGAATTTTATTGTTGATGCGGTGGAGTCGCGTAGGGCCTCTGCCGAGGCGGCGATTTTCCAGGCATTAAAAGAATCACTCAAAGGTGTGAATGAGTTTTAGGATTTTTTGTACTTAACTATGAGGAAATTTTATGCACTATAGAAACGGCAGAGAAGCAAAAAATGGCGACAAGGTTGTAAAGCTGGAAGGCGGCAAAATTGTTTCTTTTGGAGTCCTACACAGCGCGACCCCTGGAAACGATTATTGCAATGGAAACATCGCTGTAATTCAAAATCCCCAGGATTACGCATGTATAGTTGATTGTTTGCATGTTGATGACATTAACGAAATTCTTGTTGAAAAAGGACTTAATGTGAGGCCCGAAGGAAAGTAAAAAGTTAATTATATGGTTCTTGAGTTTTAAGCATGCAACTCGATCTGGTCATCACGCAGTTGCGCACTTACTGCGCGGCATTTTCAAACCGTGTCGCAGGTGCTGCTGAGTTTGCGCCACTGCAGGAATCCGCGGCATTGGCATTACCGGCGGCTTATGTAATCGCACTCGACGACACACCTGAGCCTAATCAATCGGCGGGCGGTTATCAGCAGGTGGTGCGTGATGGCTTTGCTGTGATCCTGGTGGTGAGCAACACAGCAGATCCGCGTGGTCAAGCGGCACTTACCAGTGTGCATACCCTGCGCGCCCAGGTGTGGGCGGCGCTCTTGGGTTGGCAGCCGTCTGACGACTATGACGGTGTCGTGTATGAGGGCGGCAGCGTAGTCGCGATGAATCGCGCACACCTGTATTACCAGCTGGAGTTTTCTGCCGAGATGAATCTGGATGCAACGGATACCTGGTTGAATCCGAGGAACCAGGCACTGCCCTCAATTGAAGGCGTGGATATTTCCACGGATCCGATTGATCCACAAGATCCCAATGTAACTCCGCCTGTTGAAGGCGGCCCTGACGGGATTGTGAACTTTGTCACAGAAATTAATTTGCCTGAGTGATGACCATGAACAAAAAACTGCTGACGCCGCGCCCTGGCCTGCGGGTTGCTGATCCTGAGAGGCTTGACTTTCTGCCTGAGGGCGGTCGCGTTATTGATTTGAATGGCGCTTATTTACAGCATTGGGCCCGTCGTATTGCCGATGGCGATGTGACAGTTGGCGATATTCAGGGAGAGCAATCAGTCGATCCCAAAACTAAATCGCGTCCACGACATAACCAATCTTCAATGGAGAGCTAAGCCATGCCAGTTTCATTTAACACCATTCCGAGCGGTATCCGGGTTCCTCTGTTTTATGCAGAGGTAGACAATTCAATGGCCAACCAAGCGGGTGCTACGCAGCGCACGCTCATCATTGGTCAAAAGCTGGCGGCGGGTACAGCCGTTGCCAACACGCTGCAATATGTCAGCAGTGTTGATGATGCGCGTACCTTGTTTGGGCGCGGCTCCCAGCTGGCGCGCATGGTTGAAAAGTATCGCGGCATTGATCCATTTTGCGAAATCTGGTGCATCGCCGTTGCTGATGATGCTGGCGGCACGCAGGCGACCGGCTCCATTGTGTTTGCGGGCCCGGCCACTGCGGCCGGCACTATCAGCCTGTACATTGCTGGCCAAAAAATTACAGCCGGGGTTGCCTCTGGCGATACCGCTACTACTGTGGCAGCGGCTGTGGCGGCTGCCATCAATGCCGCCCTGGACCTACCGGTTACTGCTAGCGCTTCCACGGGCACCGTCACGATCACGGCTCGTCACAAGGGCACGATGGGCAATGACATCAAATTGCAGATGAGTTATGGCGGTCTTGCGGCTCAGGAAAAGTTGCCGGCAGGCATTACTGCCCCGATTACTGCTATGGCGAGTGGCGCCACAGATCCCTCATTAACTGCCGCGATTGCTGCGATGGGTGATGAGGTGTTTGATGGTATCGTCCATCCGTGGACGGATAGCACGAGCCTGGATGCCTTCAAGACAGTGATGAACGATACCAGCGGCCGCTGGTCGTATCTGTCACAAATCTATGGCCATGTCTGGAGCGCCAAACGCGATAGCGTCAGCAACCTGGCAACCTTTGGCGCTACGCGCAATGACCAGCATCACACGATTGCTGGAGTGGAGGCTGAGCAGCCCAATCCTGTCTGGGAAGTCGCGGCGGCGTATGCCGCCAAGGCGTTGGCTTTTTTGCGTATTGATCCTGCGCGCCCTGTGCAAACGGGCGAGCTGCTTGGCATTTTGCCGGCCCCTGCCGGTCAGCGCTTTACCATCTCAGAGCGCCAGACGCTGTTGAGTGCCGGTATTGCGACGGCCACCTATGCCGGCGGTGCGGTGCGTATTGAGCGCGCGATCACTACCTACCAGAAAAATGCAAACAACCAGAATGATGATTCTTATCTGGATGTGGAGACGCTGTACACCACAGCGTATGTGCTGAATCGTTTGCGCACAGCGATCACTTCCAAGTATGCGCGTCATAAGCTGGCTAACGACGGCACGCGCTTTGGTGCCGGTCAGGCCATTGTGACGCCGTCTGTGATTCGTGGTGAGATCCTGTCGGAGTGCTACCTGATGGAAGAGCAGGGCATTCTGGAAAATGTGAAAGTGATGAATGCTCACATGGTGGTTGAGCGTAATGCCAACAACCCTAACCGCCTGGATGTGTTGTTCCCGCCAGACTATGTGAACCAGCTGCGCATCTTTGCGTTGCTCAATCAGTTCCGCCTGCAGTATCCAGCCAGCGCGGCTTAATCAATAATCATTGAACAAGTGAGGTTATCACCATGGGCAAGCGTGTCGCGGGCACCTGTTATTTCAAAGTGGACGGTGAGCAGCTGGAATTGAAAGGCGGCATTGAGTTGCCGCTGTTCAAAACCAAGCGCGAAAGCGTCGAGAGTATGTCGGGCCCAACAGGTCTGTACAAGGAAACGGATGTAGTGCCTTTTGTAAAAGGCACTTTTCTGGTGCCTGATGACTTCCCGCTCGACAAGCTCGAAGAGAGCGTGGAGATGACCATCACGGCTGAGCTGGCCAACGGCATGGTCTACACACTGTCCGGCGCTTACCATGTGGGTGATGCCAATCTGAAAGGTGATGATGGCGAAGTCGATCTGGAGTTCAATGGCAAAAAAGGCATCTGGCAATGAGCGATACTAAATCCATTCGCCTCAAAAAACCGGTTAAGCATGGTGAGGATATGATCGAGGTGATCGATCTGCGTGAGCCGGTCGCCGCTGATTACGCTAAATGTGGCTACCCGATTTCGATCGGCGACAAGGAGCGTGCATTCCCTGATGCGGATGCCATCCTGTCGCTGATTGTTCGTTGCGGCAAGGTGCCACGCAATGTAGCTGAAAGGTTGTGCGCTGAAGATTTCAATGCTTGCCTGAGGGCGCTGATGCATTTTTTCGGCGATGCGGCGGATCAGGAGTAATTGATCGCGCCTTTGCGGTTGCCTTTTTTTTCAAGTTGGATCCCGAGCTGGTGATGGAGAAATCCATCACCATGCTTGAGCTTTACGAGCGACAAGCCGAAAAACTTGTCGATCAATTGGAGCGAGAAAGTGAGTAAGAGTTTTAACCTCAAAGCCATTATCACGGCGGTCGATCGCGTATCCGGTCCACTGGGTCGCATCAATGGCAAGATCGGTGCATTTGGCCGTGGATTGCGCGGTCTTAAAACACCCATCATGTTGTTGGCGGGTACAGCCCTGGCTGGTATCAGCAAGGCCGTCGGTGATTTTGTGCGTGCCGGTAGCGCCATCAATGATATGTCTGAGCGGCTTGGGGTGTCGGCTGAGCAGTTGCAGGAATACGATTATATTGCAGGCCAGTCCGGCGTCTCTACCGATACGCTCCACGGATCCATGGAGAAACTCAATAAATCCATCTATGGCGCAGCTTCGGGCAAAAACAAAGAAGCTGCTGCGCTGTTTTCCAGAATGGGGATCAATCTCAAAGACAGCAACGGTCATATGCGTACAGCGGCCGATATCATGCCTGATCTGGCAGATGCCTTTAAGGCCAACCAGGATCCCGTGCTTCGCACCGCGATGGCGACTGCCTTGATGGGCAAGTCGGGTGGTGAGCTCATCCCGATGTTGACGGGTGGCAGTAAAGCAATGCGTGTGCAGATTGAGATGGCGCGCAAGTTGGGCGGCATTATGTCGAATGATGCTGTCAAGGCGGCTGACCAGCTGGGCGATAAGTGGGACACATTGAAACTGGCGGGCCAGGGTTTCGCGTTTTCCATGGCGGCCAGGCTGGCCCCTGCATTGAACATGGTGGCGGATGCATTCATTCGGGTGATGAGTGGCACCGGGCCATTTTTGCAGCTGGGCCCAGAGATGCGTCAAACGGTTGATGGTTTGTTTGCTTCGTTCAGCGGCCTGGTTGAAGCTGGGAAAAATTTGTGGAATTCGCTATCGCCCATTTTTGGCCCGCTGTTTGAGCTCATTGGTGGCGCTGCTATGCAGGCTGTTATCGCCCAGTGGACGGTGTTGGCGAAAATCCTCAAGGGTGTGGTTGATATTATTTCGCTGAGCGCCGGTGGATTAGTGCAGTTGATTGGCGCTTTTGCGCCCAGCGGCTCAGCCCTGGATGAACAAGCCCAGCTTGCGCGTGAGCGTAACAGCAAGATTGTCCAGTCCTATCGCAACACCAATACAGTTTCTGGCTCGCTGGATGTGAATTTTAAAAATGCTCCAGCGGGTACGCGTGTGGCTGCACCGGTGGCGTCACCTGGTCTCGCGATCAATCCGAATGTGGGTTACAGCACCCGCGCCAGTGGTGCTTGGTAATGGCATGGCGAGATCGTTTGCAGGCTGCCAGCTTTCGCGGAATCCCTTTTTATGTTGAGGGGGATGATGGATCCTTTGGGCGGCGAAAGCAGGTACATGAATACCCGCAGCGGGATCTTCCGTATGTAGAAGATATGGGGCGTCGGGCCCGCGAGTACAGCATCAACGCTTTCCTGGTTGGTCCCGATTACATGGAGGCCCGTGATCGGCTGCTGGAGGCTATCGAGCAAAAAGGCTCCGGCCAGCTCGTGCATCCTTTATATGGCAGATTGACAGTAGATGTTACTGCCTGCAGCGTGTCCCATAGCCGGGACAATGGCGGCA